CCGCTGTCGCCATTTATCGCCCCGCCGTTCTTTTGAGAAATTCCGCAAGTGTTGTTTCTGGTTGCTCTTGCGACATTTCCCGCTTTATCTTTTCCCGCATTTCTTTTAACCGTAACCGTTCAAACGGGTTATAAAATGCGGGCTGTTTAATATTTGCCTTTTTCGTAACGTGCGCATTGTGAACAATAGCCGCGATAAAAGAAACTTGTTCCCAAGTAGCCTCAGCGCGGCCTTTTGCGTATTGTTCCAACTCGTACCACGTTAGGTCGCCGAAACTTGCGCCGACTCCGGCGCGTCCGGCGATTCGGGCAACGTCTCCCCAACTAACGCCTGTTCCGCCGCTTGCGCTTTCTCGGTCCTCGTTGCCAAGTCCTTCTCGACCGCCGCAACCAGCCACTTCTTGCCACGTTCCGCGAAAAAAAAACGGTATTCGTTAAAGAACGCCTTCTCAACGTTTTTAAACGTTTCCCCGTCGATACTTTCAGCGAATTGTTCAGGCGTAATCGCTTGCGCTTTAATCTGTTCTTTCAGCATTGCCGCAACGACTTGTCCCAAATAGAGATCGTCGTAAATAAGCAAGTCAATAACGGGGATTTCCGCGCCCTTGTATTCAGTCAAACAAGCAGGATCGAGCAAATTTGCGCCCGTCGCCGCTTGTACGTCTTGCGCCGTCTTGAAGTTCAAACGCAAGCTCCACAAACGGCCCGCGCTGTCAGTAAACTGTTGCATTTTATCACCTTTCGTTATATAAAACAACGGGGAAACAAGAGGGGAAAAGCCCCTAATATTTCCCCGTTTTCGGAATGTAACACGCGCTCGCGTATTATGTTCAGGTAGTGCCGCCGCCCGTCGATTGCGTTGCGTTATCCGCAACGATTGCGCCGTAACCCGTGAACGTTGCCGTACATTCGACCGCCTCGCCGCCCTTCTCTTGACTTTCCGAATAGTTAGTCAAGCAGAACGTGCCTTTAAAGCCCGTGCCCGCGCTCGTTTGCGCGTTTTCGGAACGGTAAACAATTTGAACGCCCTTTGTTACGTAATCCGGGTCAAGGAACAAACCGCGGATACCAACTTGCGCCTCGTCAGTTGCAAGTTTATTGTACGTAACTTCTAACGTTGCAGAACGGCTCGACGGGGCTTCCGCTGTCCACCCCTGATCGTCCCTTGTGCTATTATCGTTAGTATCAGCTTCAAGCGTCAACGAACCGCTCTTAAAGCCGCCAAGCAAACACGTTCCAACGGTCAGCGTTCCGTTTTTCGACAAGTCGTAACGCGCCGATAGGTCGATTGTAGTAAAAGCCATTTTTAGCCCCTTACTTATCTTTTATACAGTTAATAAAACACATTTTAGCGGCGTTTAGATTCTTTTCCATTGCCGGAACCATAAAGGGACGCGCCGCAATAGGAACCCGGCGCTCTTTCGTTCGGCTATAAAATAAATCAATCGCCCTTCTAACTTGCGTTTTTCTCTTAACTAAAACAAATTTAAACCAATTGCCGTCCGGTCGAATAGGCGCGTATTTTCCAAGTAAGTCTGACTCGGTAAAGGGCGGCCCTGATTCAATCCAAACGCCGTCGCGCATAACCTGCGCCCGCTTATCCTTACCGCCGACAAGGAAATCTAAAGCCTTTTGACGACTAGGGAAACGGCCAACCGTAACCGCGCCCGATCCTTTTTCAAGCGTTTCGGGAACGGTTGCGCCCAAATTGCGGGCCGTACCCTGCAAGGTTGCGCCAACAACACACGTTTTAGAGGCTTTATCAAACCCGAAATATATATTATTGCGCAACTTGCCAACGTGCGAATACGGCGGGCGGCCCGGCTTGCTAACCGCGTTCTTTCGCTTTACTATCGAATGACGTGCCGACCGTCTAACGTAAGAGCCCCACTTGCTTAACGCCCTTCTAACTCCATTGCCAACCGCATTTACAACGGCGGGCTCGTCAAAGAACGCAAACTGCTTACGTTGCGGGGCTAAATATCCGGCCTTATGCGCCATTTTTATACAAGCCTATACGACGCGAAAGAACGACAACTAACGGGGATTTAAGCACATACGCGCTTTCTAAATCTTCCGATTCGTAAAGCCCGTCCACTTGCGCCCCGCCGCCAACAAAGGTCGATCCGTAAACGGTTACCTTATCGACGGTAAAAACAGAATCACCAACGGCAATATCGGCGAGCGCCAATTGTAACTGCAATTCCGTCAAGAGTTGTAAAGCGTTGTCTGCGGTCGTTTCGTCTATTCCCGCGTATTGAACAAGGGAAATTTCAACCCCGACCGATTCTTTTACAACTTCCCGCGTTTCTTGCGTTACCGTTGTAGAAACAGGCTTTACAAATAGCTTTATATCCGTTTCGTTTGCAACGTCAAAATCGGGCGCAAGAGTTACAACGGGCGCAACGTCGAAAATATCAAGCGTTTCGATATAATCGGCTATGCCTTGCGCAACTTTCAACGGGGTACTGTTTGCCATAACTGTTTATAAACTCCCCGTTTCTAATTGCGTATGAACTCTAACAAGCGTTTTATAAGGGTCATCAAAGCGATAAAGCTCTTTACCCATCGGTCTAACGATATAGATCGCGCCGTTAATCGTTATTTTATCGCCCTTTGCAGGTCGATAGTTTAACGCGCCGCTAATTAAAACGTCAGTTAGATACACGGTATAACGCCGCCCGTTTTCGCCGATATCTTCAAATTCAGACCGCGCAAGAACAACGGGGATAGAGTCTAAGAGCGTTTCCGCGCCGCGACTTACAGTTGCCGTCGTTCCCGCGTTTGTAAGAAGCTTACTTCTAAGATATTCTATTCCGTTTTGAAAGAACATTTTAGAACGTTTCCTTGTCTGAATCGGCATAAAGCGGCGTATCTACCGCGCAAAGCGCAACGTCGACAAAACTTTCGCCGAATGTATCGGCAAGGAAATAGGAACCGCCGCCGCCCCCGCCAACAAGTACGGAAACGCCTTTCAGATAATCCGTTAAATCAACGCCGCCAACGCTAAGAACAGTAGCGTCCGAAACGTCGTCAACGTAAATCTTAGCCGCGTCCCCGTTTGTATTGTCGTAATCAGTAAGCGTGAACATTTCCAACCCCTTGCCGAATCGCGCTTAATAACTAGCCGATAATGACTTCCGCAACGGTATCAGTAGCAGTTACCGCTTTAACGAAATAGCCAATAGCGGCGTTCGCGCCCGAACCGCTTGTCGCGACAATGGTTTTATTAGTACCGTCCCAATAAGCCGCCGCGCCCTGATTAGCAGTAACGCCCGCCGTAATATCAAGCGCAAACGTTCCCGCCGTAAATACAAGGCCCTTGCCGCCAACCGGGATCGGGCTAGCCGCAACTCCAAACAAGTCGTTATTTACGACAATATCACCGGCCTTAATCGCCGCCGCGCCCGAATTAGTGTAAACGTAACCCGGTTGCGTGTTAATCAATTTACCCATTATGTAAACCCTTCAAGTTAAATATTTACAAAAAAGGCGCGTAAGCGGAAAACAGGAAAAAGCCTACGCGCCCGCGCCGCGCCCGTCGAAAGGCAAGCCCGGACGCAACTTACGCTAGGCCGTGCATTTCAACGCGCCGCGGTAATCCTCTTGCGCCACGCCAAAATCAATATGCCCGTCGAACGCAATGCCAAGCCGCCCGATCTCAACGTCAGAGGAACGAACGACCGGGGAATCTTGCCCGTTAAGGAACGCAACCTCAAACGCGGCAAGCTGTTGCGGGTCAGCAAACAAGTACCACGTTGTCGCGCTATTATTCGCATAATTAGCGTATTCAAGTTGCGGAACCGCAACGACTTTAAAGCGGTTGCCGTTCGGATTGTAATCGCTAGCAGGGGCCGTCGTCGCGTCATAAAACGCCGTAGCCTTAGTTAGCATAAGCGCTTTATCTTCAAGCGACGTCGGAACAAGCAAGATATTAGGCGCGATTCCGAGTTGCTCGTCAGCGTCAACGCCGCGCCCGCGCTTGCGCGAAATGAACGCCGCCCGCGCCGCCGAAAGATTCTCCAACGTAAGCGGGCAAGAGGCTTTAAGGGAACCGTGATCGGCGTGATAATACGCTTTCGAATCGGCGGTCGTTGCCGGATTCATCAGCAGGCCCCAGCAAGCTTTGTTAAGCGCAACACTAGCGCCGAAGGCCATTTGGCGCATAATATCGCCGAAAACACCCAACGCTTCCCCGTTAGTAATCGCCTTATAACCGAGCTCGTACTGCTTGCCCCATACGCCCGCTTTAATTTCGAACTTTTCGTCCGACTGTTCGCCGTGCGCAAATTCTTCTCCGTCCTCAATTTCCGTATATTCGAAATTAGAGGAAATCCGCCAACGTTCAGCCGTTTTAAAGTCGTTCACCGATCCAACTTTGAAAACGTCGCGCCATTGTTGCGCGTAAGTATTGAAAGCGGCAAGCAATACGGCGTTAGCGTTAGTCGAAAGGATAGAGGAAAGATTCTGCGTACTAAGCGCGGCGCGCACCCATTCTTTGCCGTCGCGGCGTTGTTCAGCGTTCGGGGAGAAACCGCAAGCGGCCTCCATAATTTCCCTAAAATCACGCTTTACAAGCGTATCGGCCGCCGTCAAAATCTGGTCGCCATACTTCTTTTCCGAAACGGGGAAACCAGCAGAACGCAAGAAGGCAACTTCAAGCGCCTTGCTATCAATACTTTCCGCGTGCTTGTGAACGGCGGGCGCGGCGTTTCTCGACGCTCTAAGCGTTTCAAGCTCGAACTTCTGAACGTCCCAACCTTCACTAATAGCGGCGTTTACAAACTGTCGGTCGCCGTATTGCGCCGCGATTTTTTCGATAGCGTCGCAACGTTCAATTTCAGCCGCCCGCGCCTTGCGCAATTCTTCAAGCTCTTTGTTCACGTCAATCGACGCGGTAACGCTAGCCGCCGCTTGAACTTGCGGCGCGTCATCTTTTTTGTTGTTTTCTTCCATTGCTTTAACTTCCTTAGTTGCGGTAATTTCGGACGACGTATTCCCGTCCGCGCCAAAAAGAACGACGGAACATTCGTAAACGGTAATAGAGCGGGCAACCGTAAGCGGCCCGACTTCCTTGCGCCCGTTGACTGTAACCTGTTCCCCGGCGCGGATATTGTCGCCTTTATCAATCAGAAAACCGATAGAGGCTTCCCACGGGAACCCGTTGCGGGAACTTGCGATAAATTGCCGCGCCGCTTCACTATCGCAAGAGATAACGCCGTCAAGCTCCAAACGCCCGTCGATAATCGCGCTAGACGTAACGTGCCCAATTGCGTTATTTATATTGCGTATATCGTGCCCGAACACAATAGGCGTTTTATCTTTTTTCGCCTGAATCGCGCCGTTCATATCAACGACTATATCGCCGTCGTAAAACGACATACGCGAGCCCGCGTTCGCCACGATGTGGAACTTATGCAAATCGTTAGCCGCTTGCGCTTCAACGAATTGACAAGTAGCTTTAATTCGTTCCATTGTAAACTCCTAATAAAAACAGGCTTGCGCCTATCTAATTCCCCGTTGCCATAACCGCAAAAAAAGTTTAATCTGTTTTAACTCTTTTCTTTTCTTGCAATTAGTAACAAAACGCAATAACCCGCCATATCAAGAAGGGTATCGTCTAACGATTCATTCACCCGCGCCGAGCCCGATTGCTCTAACTGTATAAACCGCGCTATTTTATCGCTTAACCGTACTTTCAGCGCGTCTTGCGCGGATAAACGGGGAGTAAGGATCGGGGCGCGTTGCGCGTTATCGCCGTAATCGGCGTTTTTTCGTAAAAGCGTATTTTCTAACGCTTTACAAATCCGTTTAATTTCCGTCCCCGTCTGAGTCTGAATCCCTGATTGTTTCGTCTTTCGGTTGTAACTCAATGCCGTACTCCTGTTCTAACTCTTTAATTTTAGCGCGTTCCCGCGCAAGTTGCGTCAATTCGTCTTCCCAATCCTTGCCCGCCTTGCCGTATTCGGCGGCAAGTGTGGTCGTAAGACTGTTAAGCCGTACCGCTTGCGCGTTGGCTTCTTTCAGCGGATCAACGTGTTCGAACCCGTCCCAATTCCATACGGTAAGCGGGCGTCGCGTGATTCTAACCCCGTTTACTAATTGCCATTCTTTAAACCACGCTTTAAACAAGGGATTTAAAACCGCCGTAACGCAAGACTTCTGATTCAGTTGTATAAATCTATGGTACTCTTGAAAATCAAGACGCCCACTTGCGTAATTGTAGCCAGCCGCGCAATGCTTCATGAGCAAGCGCGGCAAGCCTAACGCCGCGCCTATTTGGCCGAGCAATTCGTCAACAAAGGCGGGGTAGGTCGTTGTCGGTTGTTCCGCTTTAACTTGCGACGGCTTAAAGCCGACGGGCGCGGTTATGTTCATACCGCGTGAAAAGGGAATTTCGGGAAACGGGTTAGCGTCTGAACTTGCGGCGTTAGCGGCGTTTTCAATTTCCGAATAATTGTCGACGTCGAAACCGCCCGTATCTTCAAACGTATCTGTATAAAAGACAATCGCCAAATCGGCCGCCGTTTCAGCAGCAGTTACGACCGCCTTTGTGTATCGGTCTAAATCGGCGAAACATTCAAGCGCGGGCGAAATTTCAGAACAGCCACGGTGCTGTTCTGGTAACGACTTGCGGAACCAATGAACGATATTTTCGGCCTTGTATATTGTCTCGTCTTGATTTAACGCGCCGCCTAAATTGCCGGGGTGTTCAGTTAAAACGCGATAAGTTACAGGATTGCCCCACTTATCAAGCTGGATGCCGTCAACGTTTAACGGGTCTGTTTCGTTCCATTTAGCGCAAACGCGCTCACAATCAATAGGCGCAAGGTCGAGTCTAACTTCATCAGCGGGGCGAGTTGCGTTGTCATAAAGAACGCCGAAACTTTCGCCGTCTTGAAAACGCGCAAACCGCATTGCCCGCAATTTTTCCGCCAAGCGGATATCGTCAGCCCATTGTGAAAAATCGCCTTCAATCCTTGCGCTTAACTCTTTATCGTTATCCGGCATAATAACTTGCAAACGCGCGCCCGCGCCTATAACCGCGTTCGCGAGCGTCATTGCCGCGCCGTATGCATAAGGATTATTGGCTATTTCATATCGCGCCCGTTCGCGCTGTATCCTTCTAACATAAGGATTTAAAGACGCGTCAACGGAGAGCGAATTTGCCCCGATCCAATGTTTGCGGTAATCCGGGGACGTTCGCGCGGAATCGTAACTCGTTGCGTTTAATACTCTAATAACCGCCTGTCCGGGTCTTTTCGCCGTCTGTTTCCGATTGCGCCGCGCCCGTTTCGTTTTATTATTCGCCATTGTTCGCCCCTTTAACTAGTCTAACGGAACACGTTTATAAAAGCCCATACGGGAAATAGCCGACCGCCCTTGTTCCTCCGCGTCTTTTTTCTTTAAGTATTCAAGCGCTTTAATTTGGTCGTTTAGCGAATGTTGCTCAACGCTTCCCGAATCAGTCTGAACCCGTTTCGGCGCGGTTGCGTTTTCTTCAAACGCCGCGAGCCTTGCTCTTTCCTCTTGCGTCATCTCTTTGTCTCCGTTTATCTTACTTTACGGGCAAACGATTTAATATTATTAAACGCGCCAATACGGCGGGAACGTCTAACAAACTGTTTTGCGCTTCCTTGCGGCAATCGCGCCCCTTCCATATTTGCCGCAACCGCCGTGCCGACAAGGCAGTCGAACCAATGGTTATCCGCGCCGCGCCCTCTAACTTTCCATTCGTCAACCTTGCGCCCGCGTGCTTCTGTTGGCACGCAATATTCGGCGGCCAAATGACTTGCAAACAGAAGGTGCTCTTCCGGCTTGCCGTCGATTGATAAGCGGCCTAAATCGCCGGGGCGGGCCGCCAACCGTTGAAAAACAAACGTCTTCCAGTAGTTGGTATCAATTAAGACGTGCCGTAACCCGCGCCGTTTCGACTCGTTAGGCATACGCCAATGCGCGCCGACGTAATCGCCTTTTTTGATTTGAATTTCCGAAAACGGCTTACTCGACGCGCCTAAATATTGCCCGTGTGAGGGGTTAAGCCTAGCTCTAAACGGGGATTCCGCAATAAACTGATAGACCAAATCCGTCATCGGGCCCCAGTTAGCGTCAATTAAAACCCGCCTAACGTCAATACTTGCGCCGTCGTCGCGGATAAATTCCTTTTCAAAAAAGCCTTTTACCGTTTCCGTTAATCCGGCATATATAGCCGATTCAAGTGTAGTATCGGGGTATACTTGCGATAAGGTAGGGGACGCTTCATTCGCTTGAAAGTATGATCGGCGCTGTTTCGGCGTAACGCCATAATCGACAACAACGCCGTTAAAATCGCGCTCCCAAGCGCATAACGTCCAATATAAAAGGCTTTTATGAACGTCGATAAACGCGGTTAAAAATTGACAAGTTGCCGGAATAACGCCCCGCGCATATCCCGAAACACACGCGGAAACATTGCTCGCGTCGAAACTTGTGCCGTCCTCTACTTTCAAAGTAGGGGTGTTTTGATATTCCGATAAGAAGGCGGATTCATCACGAAATTTTAAGTTCATTGCGTTTTGAATCGCGCTAATCTCATCAGAATTAAAACGTTCGGGCCAAGTAGCAACCGCGCCCGCGTCCATTTCTGCCTGATGTTCTCTATAAAATTCGGTTGCCTTGCTCCCGTCTCCGTCGTTTTGTAATTCGACTTCCCGAATTTGTCGGTATTGATTCCAAAGGTCAACGTTTGTTGGCATTGCGTCAAGCAACTGAAAACGCCGCCCTTTAAATTCGGGATTGCGTGAACGGTCTAAGAGCCGTTGCGCTAAGTCGTTTTCCGCAATAACGGTTATCGTTATAAGTAGCGCAATTTTTTTACTTGCGCCCGCCATACCTAAAATATCGGCCTTGATAATACGCTCTCGCGTATTGCATTGTTCCTCGCTTTGCGCCGATTCGCGGTCTTGCGGGTCGTCAGCCAAAACAAGGTCGGGGCGGCGTTTATCGCCCTCTGGCGTTGTATAGCTTAATCCGCGAATACCTGAGCCCGTCATCCCGCTTGTCATAATGCACACGCCGCTGGAGGGGCTCCCCTCAATTGTAGGCAATACCAAAATTGACGCTTTCCAATTGATCCGCGTGTGCTTGCCTTTATACATTTGCCCGCGTTGACGTTGCGAAATATGCTCAAGCTTTCGTATCGGGTAGCAGACTTCTGGAAAATCTTCTAATAACTTGTCGTTAGTCTCTAACCACGTTTTCAAATCCTCGAGTAAACCGTCCGCCCGGTTAGCGTTAGACGCAATTAAAACGCAAAATTTCCGTTTGCCAGTCAACGCCGCCCACAAGACCGCAAGTTGGCAGAGCGTCGTTTTGCCGGAACCGCGGGGCATTGCTAACGTATATATTTCCCCGTTATTTACAACGCTTTCAATCGTCTTAATAACTTCTAAGTGAATCGAACTCCAAGCCAAATAGAAAACGTCAGGAAAATACGTTTCACAAAAGAACTTAAACGATTCAAACGCCCGCGCCCGCCGTTCCTTATTTTTAATTTTAGGCAACGGCGCAATTTCTTGCGACGCTTGAATCGCCGCCCGTTTCCGTTGCCGTTCCGCTTCTAACTTTGCGGCGTAATCCATTTACCTACTTGCCTTTCGTTCCTGTTCCTGTTTCCTATTTTCGGCAGTCAAAGTAGCAACCGCTAATTGTCGGCTTGCTACTAAGAGCAATTGCGCCCGCCTTATCGAGGCTCCAATCGCTTGCCGTTGCGAAACTTCCGCCGCTTGCCGCGCCTTGATAGTAGTAATATCGGGGCACAATTTCAGACCGCAAAAAACCGCCGTCAAATACGCGGAAATATAGCGCGTTGGAATTGCTAAGCGTTGCCTTGCCGTTTGTTAGGGTTAGCGTTTCCCACGTCTGCAAATCGTCCGAAATTTCTACAACGTAACCCACCCTAGCCGCCGTAACGTTTACCGTTGCAACGTTTTCGGTAATACTTGCCGCAATAGCCGAAACGCCGCTCGGCGTTGCCGCTACAACATTAGTAAACGTTAGCCCCGCAAGCGTATCCGCGCAAAAATACGCCCGCCCGCTTGCCGAAACGGAACCGCCCGCCGCGTATAGCTTGCCAACCTTTACGACCGCGCCGTCTGCAAGCGTTCCCGCGCCTTGTATATCGGCATAATTTACAGTTGTATCTTGCGAAACGCTAAACGGGGAAACAAGCCAAGAGCCGTCGTAAGCTCCCAAAGAACCCGTTCGCGTATGTCCTAGTATATCCGCGCCCGTTGTCGATCCGCCCGTGAGATAAGCAGAACCCGCCGCAAGTCTGTAATCGTTGCCGGAACGATTCACAAAGCCAACCATGTCAAAGTCGATTTGCCAGTCGTTTCTCCCGTTGAAAAGGCAGTCCGTGCGAGTATAGGCGCCCGGATTGGTAAACGGCACCTCGCCGTCCGTGTCAAACGTGCAACCGGTTAATACAATATCCGGGTTTGCCGCGCTTAGAAACGTAAAAACAGACGCGCTAGCCGCTGTATTCGTATGGGTATTGCCCCAAGCAACGCAATTATTAAACGTTATGCTCGCGCCCGTTGCGCCTGAAACGCCGCGCAAAAAACCGCTATACGCGCCCGTATTGCCGTAAAACTTGCAGTTATTGAACGTTAGCGTCGTATTAGCCGAGGAAATGTAAAACGGGCTCTCGTTGCTTGTCGTTCGATAGCCGTTCGCAAAATCAACGTAATCAAACGTTAGCGTATGCCCGCTAGATACAACGCGGAAAAAATAGCCGTTGTTTTGACGGTCTAAAATAATACGCTTATCCTTTGCCCCGCGTATAGTTACAGACTGTAACGGCAGACCGCTTGAAAGAGCGATAACAATATCGCCCGAATCGGTAAACGTTGCCGGGTCAAAGGTTATAATATCCCCGTCCGTTGCGTTGGTCATAACGTCGCGCAACGTGCCGTCGCCGGAGTCTGCATTGCTTGTAAAGTATAAAACCGCCATAATTTAGCCCGTTTATTCTACCGTTTCAACGTCGTTTTTAACGATAGTAGCGTCGACGTTAAGTGTAAGCGTTTCACCCTCTTGCAATTCAACGGCGGGGAGCAGAATTGCCGTCGACGTGCCTAAAACCTCGGTGCCGTCTATCGTTTCAAGCGTTGCCTTAGCATTGCCAAGAGCGGCGGTTGCTTGCGACGGGGTGAGCGGTTTAACTTCCCCGTTGACTTCACGTTTAGCCAAAAGAACTAGAACAATTGCCTGTTTCTCGTCTGAGATTCCAGTTACTTGCGTTGGAATTTGCGAAATAATCTCGGACATTTTCAACCCTCTTTTTTCTCCGTTTTCATTGCCGATTTTTTAGGCGCCGTTTTCGGCTTAGCCGATTTTACGGCGGGCGCCTTGTCTAATTTTGCCGTTTTTGGGGACGTAGAGCGTTTCTGCGGCGTTCCCGCGTCCTTGCCCGTCTGTTTATCCGTTCCCGCCTTAGAAACGCTTGTAGGGGCATTTTTGGGCGTTTTTTGCGCCTTTGGGGTAGAAACGGGGATTTTAGGCGCGGTTTTCGGGCTCTTTTTGGCCGTTTTCGGCTCTTTTTTCGATCCCGATTCCGGCGCGGGCGCGGCGTCGATATGCGGGCCCGTTTCCGGCCCTTTGTCGCCGCCTTTATTTTCGGCGGTCGAATCGCCCGCGCCCGCGCTTTTTATTGCGTCCAATAATTTGAGAACGCCCGCCGCGTTTTCGTTCACACAATCGGTAAGCGTTTTAAAGTTTTCGTCAAGTTCCCGGACGCATTTTTCAACGATTGAGACGCGGTTTTGAGTTTTCAATAAATCGCTTTTAATCTCTACCGTTGTTTCCGTATCTTCAATAACGCCGAGCCTTTGTTCGATTGTCGATATAGCGTCCTCAATCGTAACGATATTAGCGTTATTTATATTAGTCGTTTCCGCAAACGGTTTTAGGCGTTCCACGTCCCCGCGCAAACTTTCAAGCGCCCGTTCCGTTGTTTCCCGAAACGTTGTAAAAACTTCCTTTACCGCTTGCAAATCCGCGCTCAAGCCCTTTGTGCCGATAACCGCGCCCGATAAACACTTGATTTTATCGTCAAGTTCTTTCCCGTGCTTTTCTTCCTCGCTTGCGCATTTAATAAGGCAAATAATAACCCAACCTAGCGCAATAAAGCCGAAAATAACAAAGAACGTCAGCAGTTTAATATATAAGGCCGATACCATTAAAGCCCCTTTACTTTAATAACCGCGGCGTTTCGGAACGGCCCGAACGGTCGCGTCCTCACTCACTCACGACCGCCGCCGCGGAAATATCACGTTTACACAAAATCATCAACGCCCGCGTCAATCGCCGCTAGCGTATCCGTTGAAACGTCAACGGTTAGCTTCTTTTGCGAATTTATCCACGCTAGCGAATAATCGTCGGCGTTAATCGCTAAGTTATTCAACGCCCGCGCCTTGTGCTTTTTCGCCGCGTCCATTCCGGCAAACTTAGCCTCTATAAAATCCGCTTCAAATTCATTACCAGTAAGGCAATAAATCTCATCTTTCGCGCCTAAAATCCCATAGAGAAAATAGGCTTTAAAAACGCGGCGTTTTTCGTCGTTAGTCATTGACATTACGCTGTTTTTCTAATGTAAATACCGCTTGAACCTTACTTTCCGTTTTTTCTAAACGGTCGTTAGTGCGGTAAACCATATTTTGCAACGCCCACAAATCCGCGCTTGTCGCTTTTTGTTTACAACTATTGACGCAACACCCAAGCAGACAAGCGCAAATTAAAAGCGTTTTAACCGTTTCTAACTGTTCTTTCATTCTTTCGCCGTTTCTGTATCCTGTTGTTTAGCGGAATTTGCAACGCGCCCCGCAAAATCCGCCGTATTTTCCGCAACGTTTTGGATTCCGTGCAATATAAACGCTTTAACCTTCTTAACGCCGCCGAAAAATACCGCCTTTACAAAATCAGCAACCCAAACGCCGAAAACAAACATAAAGAACAGGAAAACAAAGAGTTTAACGCGCAATTTCAAAAATTCGCGTTTAATATCCTTTTTAATCTCTTCTATTTTCGCATTGACGCGCCCCTCAATACTATCACAAATTCCTTCAATCTGCGAATTTAACGCGCCTGAAAGACCGTCCGCCAACTTGCCGCCGATCCGATTTCCAAGTCTATCCCCAAGCGCATTTTCATCAATAGACGGGGCGGGCGTTTGCGGCTCTTGTTTCGGCGTTTGCGGCTCTTGCTCTTTCGCGCCGCCGTTTCTATCTTGCCAGCGTCTATTCGAATCGTCGAAAAAACCCGCTTGTATATAGTCATAAACGGCGGGGCGTGTTCTAAAATCCTCTTGTAATTCCGGTTTAATCTCTTTATCGGGCGGCGCAATGGACGCTGGCGGGGCAACGTCGAAAAGATTAGAGGAAAGAGCGGTCGCAAGATTATCAAACGGGGAAACAAGCGGTTTTTCGTCTGTAACTTTTGGCGCGGGCGGCGTTTCTGTTTCCTCTTTCGCCGTTGCCTTCTCAACGTCTGCAATAATCGCCGCCGATTTATTCGCGCCTAAATACCGTTTAAACTCTTTGTTATTGATATAGACAATAAAGGTCGGCGTTCTATCAACCTTTTTACGCGCCGCAATTTCCGCGCCGTTGCCAATATCGGCTCTAATTTGATTGACTTTATAACCCTTTTTGCGCAGATTCTTTACGTCCTTTTCAGCTTCCACGCAAGGCGGGCAATTATCGGCGGTAAATTCTTCAACGACAACGTAAGGCGCGGCGCATTCTACCGCGTCAGGCGGAATAGGTGAAAAGCCGTCGTCGTCAAAGTTAGCGTTGCGGCCATTTAGACAAGCGTAAAGGTTAGCAATAGGGATCGCACCGCCGCGTGAATCGTCGGAACCTTCCGCGCCAATAAGCCAAGTAAGAACGGCGGTTAGCCAAAGCTCCCCGTCAATATCGGAAATAACCCCGGAACCCGACTGTCCAGGAACGGGCGCTGGTTGAAATAGTAGCGTTGCGCCGTTGTAATAGCCTAATACTTTACCTTTCCAAGCCTGAACGAAGCGGCCTTTAGGCGCGCCCGCGCTTAGAATGTAAGAATTTGCGTCGGGCGTTCCGTCTTTGCCCGCAAGAGCAACAAAAGGCGGGTCAATTCTTTTTAATTCATTAGCGTTTACCGCAATAAGCGCAAAATCGGCAGGCTTTTTCGCGTCGTAAAATCGCGCAATTACTTGCCCGCTAACGCTTTGTTTTTCCCCGTTTGTCCAAAAGTCAAGCGTTGCCCGCGTATTGTTTGTTACAACGTGATAATTAGTCAGGATTAGCGCGTTCCCGCTCTCATTATCAACGCCAATAAAGGTGCCTGTTCCTCTTGCATTTGCTACACTTACACGGCAAGAGGCGTTAAAAGCGTCCTCAAAGTTTTTGGCGCGTCGAAAATCGACGGCATAAACGCAAGTAGCTACAAGCACAAGCGTTAGCGTTAGAAACAAAGTCGTAAATTTACGCATTGTTTTTTCTCCTTTTAAGGCTAATTCCTTTATTCTCCTTGCCTTATAGATTAAAAAAGTTTAATTAGAAAAAAATATTATTTTGAGATATGCAACGAATAATGCAACCGCGCCAAATTTGAGCCCGTAAAAACGCGGGCGCGCATATACGTCGAAGGTTTATTTTCGGGGTTATCAGTCAACAAGATAAGCGGCGTAAAATAACAAGTTAGAAAAACGCCGCTTTTTGTCGGTCAACTAAAAACGCGTTATAAAACGGGAAAAACGGGGAAAAGTGCAACCGATTCTGCAACCTTTTTTTAGTTACCGGAAATAGCGCGTTTGAAATCGGCGGGCGTTGCGTGCAAGTAGTGATCTGCGGCGGTTTTCGGCAAGTGCCCAAGCCATTCAGCCTCGACAATTGCGCCAAATTCGCGCTCTATTTCAATAGCCCTTGACGAGCGCAAATTCTGAATTATGCGCGGCCATTTTTCAACGTTAGCCCGTTTTAACATTTGTTTTATCGTCCAATCAATTTTGCCCGCCGTATCAATTGAGCCCACAAGCGGCGCGTCGTTATCCCCGTTTATTGTCTCAATTTCGCGCCGCAATTCGGGAAACAACGGAATATATCTAACCGCCTTGCCTTTATTTTCTGTTTTCGGACTTGCGATTCTAACGCGCCCCGTTTTAAAGTCAACGTCGGCAAACGTTACAAGCGGCGCTTCCATTTTACGCAATCCGCCGAAACGATAAAGCGCAAATAATACACGCTCGACGGGCGGCGCGGGCGCGAGTATCTTCTCGACTGTTTCACGGTCGATAAAGTATTCCCGCGCTTTATTTAACGTGCGGCCTATCTTGTACTCGGCAAGCGGGGAACGCTGTAAATAGTTCTTTTTAACCGCCCAATTGACAATTACTTTTATACCTCTTGCGAAAATCTCAAACGTATTTTCTGAAACGTCGCGCATTTCCCCGCGTATTCTTTCAAGTAGCGCCGCGTCTAATGTTTCAATCGGGCTATTTAAATCTATAAAACGCGCTAGTTTATCAATTGCCCAAATTCTAAGGCCAACCGTTGACGCTTTGTGCGTTTGCGATATATCCGAAAGAAACTCGTTGCAAACGTCTTTTATTGTCTTAACTTGCGGCGTTTCGATTAGCCCCGCCCGTATAAAACGGGCGCGTAAATCGGGCGTTAAGTTGTTTAAATATAACCACGTTGCGGTATCAACCGACCGCCCAGTCTCGATTGCGTCGAGCGTCTCTTGTACGGCGTTGAGAACACGTTGCGCTTGTCTTTCGTTGTAACCTTTTGGCAAGTATAACGCCCGCCGCCTTGCGCCTAATGTGAACTGAATTATAAACGCCGTACCGCTCTTGCGTTTCCGTTTCTGAATATTCATTTTAGCCCCTGTTTTCTGCATAAAAAAACGCCCGGCAAGGTTGCCGGACGTTCCATACTAGCAAAAAACGGGGAAAGAATCAAGCGCGTTTTTTAATCCCGCTCGTTAATCCAATTCTCTAAGCGAGTTACCGTTGTATAATAGCGTTTGCCTAGCTTGCGGGCGGGCAAGCCCTCCTGATGTATATACTTAATTACAGTAGGGATCGCAAGCCCTAACGCTTGCGCAATATCTTCAAGCCCTAATATTTCCGTCTTGCGCTCTTGCGGCGTAGTCTTATGAACCCATTGCCCGCCGTTCGGAATGAAAACGGGTTTATAATAATCGCGTCTAACTTCATTCATCATAGTTATCTAACCCCACAAAAAGCGGCAAATCATCAGCAGGAACGAGAACGATTTTAAAACCGTGCTTGTCTGCGAATTGTACCGCCCTTTTAAACTCTTTAATAATCTGCGATACACGCCCCTTAGTTAGGTGATGTTTAACCGCGACGGGTTTTTGTTTGCCAGTCGCTAGAAAATCGCAAATTATAGCTTGTTTATAAAACGGGAACCGCTTAATAACACGTTGTACAATTTCATTTTGCGCAACGTCAACGGGCGTTTTCCGCTTGTCTTGTATATCGACTAACTCAACGCGTTC